TTACGATGCCATCCCCTTTTTGGTTAAAGGTTTCGCAGGATTCCCAAACACAGTCACTCCAGCTGGCACACTTTTTGTAACGACGGCTCCCATTCCTATAACTGCCCCATCCCCAATGATAATTGGTCTTTTAGGAGAACCCTGTTTTATAACTGCACCCGCCCCAACATATACGTGATCACCAATAACAACGCTTCCATTACATTTAACACCCGGAGCGAAGGTAACATAGTCCCCTATAATGCAATCATGGGCAACATATGAATATATATTCGCATGGAAAAACTTACCTATTTTTGCATCCGCTGTGACACACGTAAAAGGGCATAGGATGGCACTATCATGAATATCACTAGATTCATATTGAATACTGTGATGTCCTTTAATGGTAAAGGGGACAGCACCAGCCGCCATTAACATTGAGGCTATCCTTTCTCTAACTTTACTATCACCAATAGCGACATTAAAGAACTTGTTATCATAATCAGATTCACAGAACTCCTGTGGAGATAGAACATCAATTCCAGAAATTTGCTTACTTTCAGAATTCTCAACAATAAATACTAATTTATAACTATCATGAAACGGTAGTTCATCGAACATGAACTGAACTAAAGGTGCAACTTCACGACCAAAACCACCTGCACCAACAATCCCATAGATATCCATAACACCCTCAGACATTATCAATTTTAGATATAGTATGTCCTTGGCGTAGATTTCTCAAGAGTGTAAACAAGGGGGGAGACTTATGCTGGAAACTTGGGAAAAAGCGACTGTTATTTTGTTCAGTAAACACCATGTAAACTCACTGCCAACTGGCAACCATTCAATACTCACACCATCGAACGGACTTCAACTGACCGCGACCTGTTTCTTCATTCTCGGATAGCGGCATTCATCTTTATGCTGGTTTTGCTGGCCAAGTGATGTCAGGTGCTTTCGATGTATCGACCTCCTGAAGTGCTTTAATGTACCAAATCCACGCAATCAGACTCGTCTTATCTTCGTCGCTAATGATTCCCAATTGCAGTTCAGTTGTCCAGAAACTGATCTTTTCCTTAGCTTTTACCAATAGAATAGCTTTTTGCTTATCAGCCACTTCAACATCAGCTGCATACTTAGCATTTGGGTCTGATACCCACTTTTTCCCATCCCATTTCTGGAACGGATCAGAAGGAGCAATATTGGTATAGCCATTATTAATAGGACCAATATAGTCGATAGTATGAGGCATACCGTCAGTAGTTGAATAAACTGTCTTACCTCGATGGTCTTCTTTCAAGACCCATCCTCCATTTTCGAATACAGCAACCTTTCCTGTTAGTTCATTACCCGGATCAATATCGGTAGAATTACCCGGCATACTGACGCCAATATTAATATATTCGTCTGACCATCCTATATATTCAAAAGTTACTATATCGTAGTAATAGCAGCGGATTTCACCCGGTTCCGTTGCCAGTCCATTTTCATCAAAAACAGGTTTCATTATTTAGCCCTTACTAAAAAGTTAAATGTGATATTGCGGGGACGTGTTTCGTTGCCTCCAGGATTTTGGAATGCAGGTAAAGCTCCCCCTATCGGCTGACTGATTCCGTTGGTATATAAAGGAGCTGCATTCGATATTGTACCAAACACTACATTGCTACCATTTCCGCTTGTCCCTAAAAATTTATGCTCATGCATTTTGAAGTCATCTGCTTGTGCAGAAAGTAAGGTTCGCCCTCTATCCACCCCGCGCCCATCATCCCAGATACGAATAAAATCACCCCGTGCGTCAGGTAATGCTAGCGCCGGAAACACTTTCGCCAGCACAGGGTAATCAGTGGCAGAGAATTTCGCGCCGTTGAACTTCAAAAACACCATACTGGACCAACTGTCGATTACAGTATTTGGCATTGCGGCGGACGGCCAGAAGAACGGAACGCCAATAGCTGGAGCACCTTCTCCCAAACCAAGATTTTCGAGAGCCGTTTTCACCGTGCCATCCGATTTGATATCACCAAACGGATTCTTGCGGCTTAACAGCAGAGCACGAAGCGCGGTAAGCAACTGGTCGTTTCGCCCCTTCTCCAGGCTGGCACCGGATGCCTCCACCACGCTGCAGAGTTCTTCCTGCAACATATCAAAGTAGTCATCATCCAGATCGGTGGCAGGTGTGCCAGTCTGGGGGTTACCACGGGTAAAACCGTTCTTACCCGCGCCGAACTTATCCTTCTGCGCGGTTTTCGTGTCTATACGATGCATGGATTACTCCGGATATTTAAAAATTACGTAGGTATGCGACGGGCAGAGTTTGTTAAGCACACATTCGACAACGGTGTCGCCCCAGATACGCAGCGCGGAATCACAGGGATCGCCACATGTCATCCAGGTGGTGTTTGTGGCGGCTGGCATGTTGACCTGCCAGTAATACCGCCATTCCGGCGCATTCACCGCGTCAGAACAGGCCGATGAGCAGGTGAACGTGCTTTTGTCGTATCGCGTGATGGTAGCCTCCTGTTCTTTTTTGGCGGTCAGCTCCGGATTTTTGACCATACCGCCCATTGCACCGGTGATGGTGTTGCCCTGTCTGGCAATATTTTTCACGGCACGTCGCCAGAACTCGTAGGCCACGCACCACCGCTCAAGCACCGCGAGGTCAGTCACGCACAGCAGGCCCTGACCGCAGAGTTCTTTGGTTGTCAGTTGCCACATGATCGTAGCGAGAGGGAGATCTTCTTCAGCGAACCACTCCGGTGGCTCAACACCTTTGATGGGCGTAAAAACAGGTTCATCTTTGTTCAGGGCTCGCTTGCCGGGGTTTCCGGCCAGCGCCTTGCGCGCCGTTGGCTTGGGGCGACGCCCGGAACGCCCCGCCGTTCCAGCCATATGCGGCACTCCTGGTTAAATTTCATTTTTCGCGGGTATAAAAAAACGATGGGGCGGGCAGTCCTGAAGGCGTCAGGTCACAGGGATTTGACCCGCCCTCCCCTCTGGCAGTGGAAACTGGTTCTTACTTCAGCCGTTCACGGGCCGTCTTCGCCTTATGACACGGCCAGCACAGACTCTGCAGATTACAGTCGGCATCAGTGCCGCCATGCGCTTTAGGGATGATGTGGTCAACGGTTTTCGCTTCACGCACCACACCGGCACGCAGACATAACTGACATAAACCTTTGTCACGTTTCAGCACACGCGCGCGGATAGCGTCCCACTTCGAACCGTAGCCGCGCTGATGACGGGACTGGCCTGGCTTGTATTGCTTCCAGCCTTCGCTTTTGTGGCTTTCACAATAGCCTGACGAGTCAGTGGTGGTATGGCGGCAGCCGCGAACGCGGCAGGCTTTTGGGGTTCGTGGGGGCATGCTGGCTCCAATAAAAAGCCCCGCGACGCGAGGCTTAGACAGAAAAAACACCGGATAAGATCTGGTCATTCTTCCTTTTTAATAATGACTTCTCGAGGGCGCAATTGTTGGATAGCACGACAAATACAATATGGAATAACTGCCCATGCTACTCCCATTGCTGCACCTGCAGCCTGTTGTGGAGCACTCTGAGCACCGAAAACCCCGAGGATTCCTTCAATAAATCCAATAGCACTACACAAAAGACTGATGACCCAGAGAATTTTCATAAACCTAAACTCCTTTTAAATAAACACTTTACTAGGATAATTCTCATAAAATGTTAGTAAAGTATTTTCAGGAAAATAGCGTATCACTGCCTATTTTTGACACTGATGCTGGGATAATTATTCCGGTCGCTGGAGTTGCTCATGATGATACAGAGCGAGAATCAGGTCATAAGACCCTTGCCTGTCTTTGTAACCAGTTTTATCAACCAATTCAGCTTTACTGATTCCGGGTAAATCAAGAATCAGATTCGCAACTTCAATTGCCCTTTGGTACAACTTACCGCCCTTTTTCTCCCCATGCAGTGGTTTTACATTCTTGAGGTAACCGCTATCCGCCAGGGCGAGAAATGTTGCCCTTGGGCATATCTTCTTTCTTGACGATTCGCTTTCTGTAACCTCTGCGACAGCTGCATCCCATGCATCACGAGGAGGCATTGAGCTATCAGCAACCAAATGATAAGCGATTAAAGCGGCGCGCGCGTATTGAGACATAATGCATCCATATACAAAAATCTCATGATAATACTTTTCTAATATGAACACTGTGATCTCACATACTCTTGCAGGCCATTCAATTGGTTAGTTATGGTTTCGATGCGCTCTCTGAGAACGAAATAATCTCGTTGAGCGGTGTCAGTAAGTCTGGGGCTGGAAGCATCATCCACGCCGGAGGCGGCGGTGGTTTTATGCATGTCCGGACAGACTGCTTTGACGTGCAGCCACTTACGACCAGCAGAAACATCAGCACGAAGACTTTCGATAGTCGCGTTAGCATCAGCAAGCTCCTTTGTATATCTGGCATCGAGTTCAGCTACATTACTTTGACGTTTCTGTATGTCAGCGATAATGGATGCGGCCTTATCGCGCTGCTTTTTGTAGGTGATGGCGTTATCACGGTAATGATTAACCGCCCATGACAGGCAGACGATGATGCAGATAACCAGAACGGAGATAATCGCGGTGACTCTGCTCATACCTCAATCTCTCTGACCGTTCCGCCTGCTTCTTTGAATTTTGCAATCAGGCTGTCAGTCTTATGCTCGAACTGACCATAACCAGCGCCAGGCAATGAGGCCCAGATATTACTGCAACGGTCGATTGCCTGACGGATGTCACCGCGATCAATCATTAGTAAAGCGCCACGCTCCTTAATCTGCTGCAATGCAACAGCATCCTGGCTTTTAGGAGAGAAGTCTGTCAGCCCTAACTGCTTGCGGTAAGCATCCCACCAGCGTGAAAGAAGTTGATAACGGCCTGCGGCTGTTGATTTGAGTTTCGGGTTTAGCGTGACAAGTTTTCGAGGGTGATCGGAGTAATCAGTGAAGAGTTCGCCACCGACAATAACGTCATAACCGTGGTTACGTGTCGGTTGTCGCCCGTTATCCGTTCCTTCTGACCAGGCCACCATATCAAGGAAAGCTTTACGCTGAGGATTTAGTACCTGCATAAATTACTCCTTCGAGCTACCAAATTTGTTACCGATTACTCGCATTGCAGCCCCACGAATAGCATCGACACCGATCAGCCCAACGCCGCCACCAATGGCAACAGAAAGAGATTTAGGCCATCCGACATACTCAAGAGCGGATGCAAAAGTCAGCGTCAGAGCACCACAGAGCAAAATCTCGAGCGTTTTTCGCTTCCAGCCACCACCACCGCCAAAATAGGCAATGCGCAAGCCAGCCATAACGATCGACATAATCACTGCGCCCAGCGGTGTGTCTCCACGCCACCAGCTCTGAAACAACTCCAGCCAGTCCGGCCAGGTATTTGGGTTATGAGGCATTTGTAGTTATCTCTCACCTCGCTGATACAGCAGGTGCAAATTGAGGAAACATCATGTTCCGCAAATCAGAAGCGGAAACGTCAAAGAAGCCGAGTCAAAGGATAACTGCGGGATAAACCAAGCCCAACGAACAACCAGGCCCAGAAACGACAAAACCCGCTCATCGGCGGGTTTAAGCTGTGTGGCGAAGTAACCACTCTTAACACATTACATGATAAAATGCGGACCGCGTTAGTAATATTTTTCTCATATATTGGGTTCACTACATGCGACATAATTTTTCTAAAGACACTATAAAAAAATTAGCAGAGCGGGCAGCATTCATTTGTTCAAACCCTTCATGCCCTAGATTGACCATTGGCCCATCAATTGATGGCAATAAATCAATCAAGACAGGAGTTGCTGCTCACATATGTGCAGCATCTCCTGATGGCCCACGCTATGACATGTCACAATCAGAAACAGAAAGGAAGTCAATTAACAATGGCATATGGCTGTGTGCTACTTGTTCTGTATTAATAGATAAGAATCAGGGGCTAGACTATCCGGCACCTGTATTAAGAAAATGGAAAAAAGATCATGAAAGCCTTATAAGCTCCTGTCTTGAAGGTTCGATTAATATTACCTTCGATGCTTTGAAATATATTCAACAGCATGATGAAAGAAATCTGGCAAAAAAGATTATAAATGAATTGGATGATAAAGGGGCTTTGTTCGTAGAATATCATCTTGAAAACCCCTGTTTTGTTGCCGAATCACTCAAAGAGTTAAGAACATGTTTGACCTCTTTGCTTTCTCAAATCCCAGATGAATCACCTCTATTTATCGTTTGCAAGTCAATTCGAGAAGCATGCCGTTATTATATGAACAACACTTCTAAAGACGCAGGGATTAAAGAGTTAGAATTTTCGTTGGGAGCGGTCAGAAAAATCGTAGGTATCAACGTTAAAAGAATATCAGAAACCTACGGGGTTAAACCTAGCCCACAATTATCTACCATAATGCCAGATTAAATCTGTTACGCAGCAACAAAGTTAAACTCTATGTTGCTGCCTTAATTTTATTACTCCATTTCTAAACGAATATCCAGCATCGAGAGACAACCATCTATAAACCCTTCAGCCAACTGTATCTCTATACGTATCAATTTCTCATCTTTTTTGTATGCTTTTGCTATCTTCCTTTTCGAGATGCCATACAGGTAATGAGCCACAATCAGAGAGTGCTCATACGGTTTTCTCTTCTTAAGAAGAGCAAGACAACCTTCAATAATTAATGCATCACTATCTGAACAAGCCTGACGTGTTTTGCTTGTATAGGGAAGAAGCCCTTTAAACCCAGCAGCTATAGGAGAATAGTCTACTCCAGAACTATCACTCGCCGCCCATGCTCCCCAACGATCCAGAACCATCTGAATATCACGCATCAACTTTCTCCACAAAATCAGGCCAGCACACCAGTTGCCAGCGCACGATCGATAAAACGAAATATCAGCTCCAGTTGGGAGCCATACTTCTCTTCAAATGCCACGGTACCCTGGCGACGCGCCTTACGCGTTAACCAGCCTTCTGCTTCCAGCCGTGCGATAGCCGTTCTGACGGTACTCATCCCCGCGCCAATCTGACGGGCAATGGTTTCAATTGATGGCCAGCACACACCTTCGTCATTACTGAAATCAGCCAGGCGGGCCATAATTGCCACGCTGGATAATTTCATGCCTGACGCAGCGCAACCATCCCATACATAGCCGGTTAATTTAGTGCTCATGACCGACCTCTATTTCCCTGAATTTACGACGAAACTGTTCGAGCGGGCTGAAGCACTCATGCTCATAGCCTTCACGGAGGTAGATAACCCGTTGTGTTTCCGGCTCCCAACGAATAACTCTGACGGGCACTCCGTAGTGATCTTTGAACCAGCGGTTAACTTGTCGCAAAGGACTGTCTCCTTCTGCCGGTTGAAATCACCCACAGCCCACTCTGCAAAGCTGTGGGTTACAATTTCCCTGTCACCTGGTACATTCACTGCATAGCAATATTCCACCTTCGCTTTTCCACCCGGTACAGGAAGCGCAATCAGTTGCGAGCGACGGTAGTGTGTTGTTAAACTGTTCATGCGTTAGTTTCTCCACAACCAGAAGCAATCGACGCCACGACGCCCGGAGCTGCACACTCGCGGGCGTCATTACTTTCTGAAATGCAAAAGATTTTGTAGACCAGTGCTGCATGCTCCTGCAGCTTCGAAATTGAGAGATACAGCTCGTCGTTAATTGCTGTCTTCTCATGCGGTTCCACTACACCGTCTTCGATTGCTGAACGAATCTGTTTTGAATAACTGCCGATCTGTTCAATGACTTCCAGCAGACGCTGGTTAATATCGGCGTTGTCCACATCCTCGACGTCAGGAAGAGACACAAAGACGCCATTTGCAGACTGCGCCACAGCATCAGCAATGAAGTGAGTGCCACCAGCACGCTGTAAAACCATTGCCCATCCCAGCGGGAAAATCTGATCGCCATCTGCACGAAGGCGGTTGAATAAAGCGTTTTCTGTTACATCGAGCCAGTCAGCCGCTTCAGCGTAACCCCCCGGCAACGCCGCGATAGTTTTTCTGACAGCTTTCACGTACCACTCAGGCTGTTTTTCTATTTTCCAGTGATGCTTACCCACGATTAGCCTCATCGTTCTGTGGTTAAAAATTGAAAGTGTTCTGCTAATCTTTCGGATAGATAATTGGCTGGCGTTCTCTCTGGTACACCTGGGGACAAAAAGAAACCGGAGAATGGCAGTGGACATTTCAGGTCGGGGACCTTGAAAACGTCAATATCACTCACTGGGCAGTAATGCCAAAAGCACCGGAGGCTGGAGCATAATGACCACTTTTACCGACAAAGAACTGATTAAAGAAATTAAAGAGCGTATCAGCAGCCTTGACGTGCGAGACGATATTGAGCGCCGTGCTTATGAAATTGCTCTGGCATCGCTGGAAGAGGATCCGGTGGCATGGCTGCATTCAGACAATGGCTTAGGTATTCCGGCAATAACGAGGAGTAAAAACATTGCTGACAGTTGGTTATCAAAGGGCTGGTATGTTCAGCCGCTATATATAGCCAAGCCAGTGCTGGTGGTGCCAGATGCTCGTCCGTCTTTAAATAATGGCATAGTCGGTTTTGATGAAGGCTGGAACGCCTGCCGCGCCACCATGCTTCATGGTGCCAAACCTGTAAGCCAGACTTACAAGTTGAACAAGCTATCGGGCAACTCTCCGGTAACTCCGGATGGTTGGATAAGCTGTAGTGAGCGAATGCCGAATGATAAACAGTATGTTTGGTGTTGGGGTAAGTCTTACGGCTGGACTGAGTACGATACCTTCGAAGGGTATTACGATTGGTCGAGAAACAAATGGTGGGCAGTTACTGACGATGGGGAAGAACCGGCATCGAAAGTAACCCACTGGATGCCGCTACCGGAGCCACCGCAGGAGGTGAAGTAATGAACAACTTAATGACAACTAAACAAGTCGCCGACTTCTGTGGCGTTTCAGTATCGACCGTTCTTCGCTGGAACAGCGTAAACAGGAGAACTGGCCAGAAATACAGGCCTGACTTTCCAGATCCTGATATTAAATCCTGCCCAAATAAATGGGCATCACGCAAGATATACAGGTTTGCTGGAGTTATTGAGTGATGGGTATTAGATCATATCAGAACTAATACCCATCAATGACACAGAGCCAACTACCCACCCTGTGTCAGGGGCTAACTTTTAACACCATAATTCACCGCTAGATAAAAACTGTATTGCATTGCACGAGCGGCGCAGCATTATCAGTTAGAGTGTCTTTACCTTGTTAGGCTCCACAGTTCGCACTGTCCAACGCCTGTCACTTTCACACGCTGCGCCTTCGAGAATATTCATTTAATCGCTGATAACGAACATCTTGCTCCAGTTGTGGAGCAGCTTGAACAATTTGAAGCAAGCATTGCCCCAACTCTCGAGGCCCCCAGTGTTGGTCGGCAATCACGGCATTCAGCAGGGATAGAGCGTCCGCAGGATATCGGCTGCAAATATCTGATTTTAGCAAAAGGCGAACGTCGTAGCTAAGGTGTTCGAGCGGTTGCAGCCAGTCCTGCACCACTGCCAAAGCCGCCGGAAATTCACCTCGGGCAGCAATCACCATACGAGTCAACGATTCGGATATGCGTGGGGTGGCCAAGTTGCGGGACTTTGGCCAAACCTGTTGCCAAAATGGCTGGACACGATTTTTCCAATACTCCTCGCGCTGATCGCCCGCACCTTCAAGTGCCTGGTATAACGCCTGCGCGGCTACCTCCAGACCTTCTTGTGGAAGAGCACTAATTGCCGTTCGGAACTCCTCCACGGTATATCCCTCGGTAGGGCCCAGAGCTGCATAAGTCAGGAAAGTAGCGAATTGCTGCCGGTGCTCGCCAAGATCAGAATAGTGATTGGCGCTCTCCAAAAAATCTGACTTGAAAGCTATCAGCAACGGTTCATACAGGCGTGGCGACCAGAGGAAGCCTTCCCACACAGCTTGTGCTTCGACGGGATTACTCCAAGCAAACAAGGGCAATAGATACTGTTCGGTCCAAGGTCGATCTACGCGAAAAAATGCGATCAGCCGCGACCCCAGCAACACCCGACCATGGCGGAATAGCTCTATCTGTACATTACACAATTTGGTGAAAAGTGTTTTCAATTCAACAGGAAGCAAATCATTGTCATTCGGGTTCTGTTTGAACCATAGGGTGATCAGTGATTGCGTGACATGCCCAATGGGATGATTGATCGCCGTAGAAACAGGATCATAGGTCTCAATTCCGTTTCGAATGGTGCTAGACTCTGGGCTTGTTTCTATCATCAGAACCCGACGACAAAGGGCCAGTAGAATCTCCTCGTGGCAGAGGATGGGCTTCGAAGCCTCCTCCATCCACCAAGTGACAGCGTGGGAAATCTCCTGAAGTACTGCGTCAGGCATGTCAAGCACCAACGGTGCGGCGTACCGCCACGAACGCAAAATCATCCCTGGTTCAGCCCAAGTCTGCAGAGCTTCACGCCACCGACCAACAGGCCACACATCATCTTGTGATAGTTTACGTAACGCATACAGACTGTGAAAAAAGCGCGTACGGCAAACATCACTCCAAGTGTCCTCATAGAAAGGCAGTCTTTCTGGCATAGGCTTTGCGAGCCATTGCACTAATTCCTGCCACTTACGGGGCGCAATGTCGACATCTATACTCTCCTCGAAGCCTGGATCACCGGTTCCGCTCATCCAGTGAGAGAATTCATCACGCTCGTTGGTTGCCAGTTGCCATTTTGGGTATGCTGTGGATATTTCCGTCAAACGTGTAGCCGCAGACTCTCCCAAAACAAGGCCCGCTCCCCTGAGCTTCGCTAGACACAACCAGACGGAATGAGCCACCAAATAATGCCACCTGTCTGCTTCCAAATTATCCTCGTACATCTCGCGCGGAGGCCCTGCCAAGATAGCAGTTTCCAGACGCTCTTGTGCAATTCCTGTCAGATGTCGTCCCTGCAAAACAAACAGTCTGAATACCTCTCGCCCAGTATCCGTGGCCCACAACCACCATGAACCGTCCTCTAACAACCAATTAACCCACCGCTCAGGTGGTATGCAGTTGTCTTGGCTTGCGGAAAACAGTGCCAGACGTTTGAAGGTGGGATATGGCAACTCAAACCAATTCTGAGCAATGCGCGTGGCCTGATCGCTGTCTTTGGCTCGAACGGCTAACCATGAATCCCGAAGTAATTCAATCAGGCTCACCCAATCGCGGAACCCCCGGTTCTGCCAGTGCGGAGTGATGGACGGCAAATCCCAATGCGAGCGGTCGTGACGATCGTCGGACTCTCCCAACTCCCGCAACAAGTCCAGTGCATCACGCAACAACTGCTGAAAATCTTCCAACAGGTATGGCAAGGACGATTTCCATGACTCGTCAGCAAGGTCGAACAGGGTTGAACGTACGTAATCAGCAGTCAGCACCAGCTCCCAATCCACCAATTGCTTGATTCGCAAGGGCTCATCAGTGCTGCTCGAATCGTCTTCACTATAGCGAAACGGCCGCCTCAACATAACCTTGGGAGAAAGCAACTCGCGTAACTCCAAACGCAATGTAGTCGTCAAGCCTTCATTCTTTAAGCGGTTTTGCCAACGATACAAATCCAGGTTCTGCAATGGCGATTTCACACGACCACTAAGCAGAAGCCGCCATAAAGTAGACATAGGTGGACCAGGAATAGCCAGGGGGGAATGCAAGAGAATTTCATCTAACTCAGAAGTCTTACGCTCCCGCATCAGTGCTGCTAAGCGATCTAGTTCGCTCTCAATCAGAAACATCCAACGGTCGTGTATTTGTCCGCCGCGTTCAGCAATCCATATGATCAACCTAGGGTCGCCCAGATAACGAACTAGCCAACGGGCTATATGGGACATTACGTCATCCCATTTGCTAGCACTGACACATCCAGAAACCAGCGACATCTGCGGGGCTAGCTCATAGGGCGCAGGACGCTGAACCAGACTGAATCGGAGTTTCGGGTCAATTTCGACATGCGGAGATACACAAAAGCGTGGCAGATCGCTGTATTTAAATCGTTCGTCCGAGAAAGCTTTCAATAACCAATCCAGCGGCGGTGCAGGATTGAGTTCCGCAAAACATTTTGCTGGTAAACCTGACTTATCAGATAAGGCCCACATCATCCGACCAACGAAATCGTCCTGCCGAGTGCTATCCTGCGGGCGGGCCAGAGCATGTTTGACGACAATGGCTTCTTTGCCTTGTATACCATCGCGATAAATATTTGCCCAAGCACGCAATGTATGGTGCATCGCTGAATGATCATTGGAGTCCGCCGGTACGGTGTAAAGGATGGGGGTGACCCCCTTGGCCTCCCACTCGATAGATTTCCGGTGCTCCTGCCCCGGCTCACATTCTCCTAGTGCCCATACTTGCGGCGTGACTTCACCGAGCCTCCGATCTGCTGCCAGTGCGTCCATCATATAGCGTAGCACCGGGTCGTTGATGCTGTAGCCCACGAAGCAGACCACGTAGTTACGGAACAAGTCACTTACAAAACGGGCAGCCCAGCGTTCCGTGAGATAGGCTAAGCCAAAGTCTCCACTAGTGACAACCAGACGATTCAGAGCAGTATCGTCTGTCTTTTCCGGTAACAACCCATGCAGGTAGACTATTCCGTCCCAGCGACTATTTTTCGGAATTGGCAGCATCGGCGCTACATAAGCCTGAAACGCTTGGGCCGTGCGTTTAGCTGCCACATGAAATAAGCGGTCAAAGTTGGTAGTAACTAACCGAAGGGCACCATCGCGACTACGCGCCAAACGCAACAGCGCCATCTGAGTATCAGTTGCGCCTCTATAGTGAAGTTTTGGCTTAAGGGCTTGTTCCAGCGCGCGACGGACGGCTATACGCTGTCCCGGTAGGCGCCGTTCCAACAAATCCAATGTGGCGTCGAACTGACCGCGCTTGAAGGCCTCACACTCAATTTCTGAAAGTGTTGTTCCGTTCAACTGGTAAATCCGCTTTACCAATCCCTTGAAACCTGGCAAACCAGCAGGGTAGGAAATGCCTGCCCCGCAGAAGAACACCACGCGGCCTTCCTCGTGCGCCTGCAAAAGTTCATCCGGAATATCAGGGCCGTTGGTGATAAATTGCATTCCTTTTCCTCCTATCCAATGTGGATATTCATTCGAGCAAATTAGGGGACAATGGGGCTACAGATTATTAGACCGACTATGCAAACACTGCTTCCTTGCAAGCTACCCTGATCTAGCCAAATCACAATGTCCGCTCTCCTATCAAAGCAAACGGCTAGATTTGATTGTATTATGGCTACTCAAGGATCAGTTAGAGTCTGAGCAAGTAATTATCGATTCAATCCTCTCCCACCATGCCAAGTAAGCTTTACGCTGTTCTTCTAGATAATCGCTCTTATCATAAACTTGCCATACCCCTGGCAGCTTATGACCAAGCATGATTTCTGCGATATGAGGCGCAGTAAGATCAGAAAAATTTGTTCGTGCTGTCCGTCTCAAGTCATGAAGAGACCAATGAGGGAATTGATACCCAAAACGCCGCCATGCGTATTGCATTAAATTGTAAGGTAGCGACTGCAAGGATGTCCGACCAACTGGTTCCCTGCTTCCTTCCTTAGTAAAAAGCATATCGGAACCGTTGTTCATAGAGATAACGTATTTTATAAGCTCTTCAACCGGTTCAATAATGGGCCGCTTTAGCGGTTCGTCTGTTATATCCCCTGTCTTATGTCGTTCTGGTGGTACAGTCCATATTTTATTAATGAAATCAAAATCGTCCACCTTGGCAGTAATTAGCTCTGAACTACGGCAACCAAAATGCAGCAATAGTTTAATGAAGGCCCGGTATTTAGGAACCATTCGAGAACCATCGATCGCAGCATAAAGGATTTTAATTTCATCATGTGTCAGAAACCGTTTCTTCTGACCTTTACGGATATCCATATCTTTACCCGTGATATCCGACAGCGGGCGAGTTTCAATGAGCTTTCTCTTATACGCCCAGACATGGGCCTGCTTTGCGTTAATTAGCAATCGGTCTGCTATTGCTGGAGTCTTAGTGCTAAGAGGCTCCAGGACTTCTAACCAATCATGCAATGTAGCTGCATCGTGAGGGATATTCCCGATTTTAGAGAACAGGTGCAGCTCAAACGAGCGGAGTATCTGTTCAGAACCTTTTTTATTTTTTACACAATATGCTTCATACCAAGCACGGATCACAGATTCTACCGTCATGGCTTCAGTAGCTTTACGTTTTTCTGCCAGCTTGACCAATCGTGGATTGCGGTTTGACTCGAGTTCACCACGAAGACGGATAACTTCTTCTCTGGCCTCTTTTAGTCCAGTTGACGGGTAAGTTCCGATATCAAGACGCTCACCTTTCCCCGCCCACTGATAACGATATTGGAACACTACGCGACCTTTCGGTGATACTCTAACAGACAGACCATCACGATCGGATTTAACCAAAACCTTATCACGTTCCTTTCCAACGACTGAACGCAACCACGCATCAGACAGCGCCAT